AAGGCAAGCAGGTTATTGCTGATCTACACAAACGTTTTATCTACGATAACGATAACTCCTTTGGTTCCCCGAACATTAACTATGAATCTGCCTACCATAACGGTGAGTCAGGCGTAGTTAAGTTCATCATTAATCAAATCAATCAGGCAGAAACACTATGACAAAAGAAGTTAAGAAGCGTGTCGTAAAGGCAACGCCCAAGATTCTTATAGGCGATGATTCTAAGAAGTACCTAGAGAAGATTGGCTTTAACATGGAGTGGCTGCACGACTTGGCTAAACAGTACAAGTTTGACGGGTTTGATTATGTCAGTAAGTTTTGTGCATTCCGGTGTAACCGTGATGGCAAAAGCGTCGAATGGATTGACGTTAATACTCTTGCTTTGCTCAATGGACAGCGCAAGTTATGCGAGATCAAACTTAAACACCAACCATTAGGGAAGTCGAGAAAGATTATTGATTTACCCTGGGAGAAGATTTAATGTCAGAAGAACAGGCCGCAGTAGAAGAAACAACAAGCGATACCCTGTTAGATCAGTCATCGCCAGAGTTAAGTGAAGGTGAATACTTTCTATCAGAAGGTATCAAGGGTGCAGGCGAGATGCCTGAGTGGTACAACCCTACCAAGTACAAGTCAGTAGCTGAACAGGCTAAAGCATACAACGAGCTAGAGAAGAAGTTCGGTGGATTCACAGGCGCACCTAAAGACGGCTATGCTGGCCCTGAAGGTGTAGAGTCTGGTGATGCTTTGCTAGAAGAACTGACCGAGTTTGCTACTAGAACCAACATGTCTCAGGACGCATTTAACGATGCATGGGAACTGTTAACCGCACAGTCTGAAGCTGTAGAGCAGGTTGAGCAGGAGCAGGAGTTGGCGAAGCTAGGAGACAACGCACAGCAGCGCATTAAGACTATTGAAGGGTTCATGAAGAACAATATGAGTCCAGAAGACTTTGATGTAGCCCGTGACCTAGTAACTACAGCAGAATCAGTGCAGTTGATTGAGATGCTAGTAGCCGCTACAGCCCCGACTAAGCTACCCATACAGGGCGGTGAAAGCCCCACAGGTGTTACATGGGCTGACATTGAGGCTGAGATGTTTAAGAAGCACGAGAATGGGCAGTTGTTACGCAGTGTAGATACCAACCATGAACGCAAAATCCAGAAGATGATGCACGATTACGGTGGAGATATGCCACACCACCAGACCATTGGTTGATACATAAGTGTCATTCGGGGTATAATCTGTCCACTGGATACCCTTTCTCTAAGGCCCAGTAAATTAGGTTGGATGCTGACCAATTTACTGGGTACTCAGCTAAAACCTTGAAAAACTTTTTTATTTACTCTTTTTCGAGGAAACTATTATGAGTAAAAATCTATCGGCCGTAGCGGTCACAGAGTTTGACAGTATGGTCAAGCATGCCTATCAGGGCATGGGCCTGCTGAAAGGTGCTGTAACTCAGCGCAACAATGTAATTGGCGATACTTACAAGTTCCGCCGTATGGGTAAGGGTCTTGCCAACCAGAAGTCTACTTCTGATCTGGTAACTCCTATGGATGTGGCGCACGAGTTCAAGACTGCCACTCTGTCTAACTGGAATGCTCCAGAGTACACTGACATGTTTGATGCCAAAGATGTCAACTTTGATGAGAAGCAGGAACTGGCTAACACTATCGCTGGTGCCTTGGGTCGTCGTACTGACCAGCTCGTCATCGACGCTATGGATGCTTCTACTCCTCTGACTACAACTATCGACACCAACGTAGGTGGCAACAACACTAACCTGAACATGGCTAAGGTCATCAAGGCACAGGTTGAGCTGCGCGACCAAGGTGTACCTAACTCTGAGCTGTTTGCTGCTGTAAACGCACTGGGTCTAGGTGGACTGTTGAATGACGAGAAGGCAACTTCTTCTGACTACCAGGCTATTAAAGCTCTCGTAAACGGCGACGTTGACACTCTGGCTGGCTTTAAGTTTGTAATCCTTGAGTCACGCGCAGAAGGTGGACTGACTACCGCTGCTAACGTAGTTGATTCTTACTTCTTCCAGCGTCCTGCTGTTGGCCTCGCCATCGGTATCGACATGAAGACTGAGATCGATTGGGTTGCCGAGCGTACTTCTTGGTTGTGTAACGGCATGCTGAAGGCTGGCGCTGTTGTTCGCGACGAAGGCGGTTTGGTTAAAGTTCAATACACTCAGACTGCATAAGGAGAAACTATCATGGCTTTTGTTCGATCTGATCTATGCCGCATTGGCGGTTCTGGCAACGGTGGTTCTACTTGGCAGTACACAACTACTGAAGCTACTTCAGCGGTTGTAGCTGACACTAACTACTTTGCTAACGCAGCAGCGGAACTGAGCGCTGGCGACATTCTGCTGGTTATCGGTACTACTGGAACTACTCCTACTGGACGTATCTCCTATGTAGAATCAAATGACGGTACTACCGTTGTTTGTGCCGCAGGTACAGTAATTACCGCGTAAAACTGAATGGGGGCTTCGGCCCCCTTTCTTACTGAGGTTAGTATGGCAGAGAAAATTAAGTTAATTTCTAACGCCTTGATTTTGATTGGCGACCTGCCTATCACATCATTAAGTGGTAACACACGCGCAGAAACCGTAGCTAACAACTTGTACGACAACATCGTGCAGGCTGAGATGTCTAAGTATCGCTGGGGCTTTGCTCGACGATTAGCGCAGTTAGCACTGACTACAGAGACTCCAGTAGGTAATGACTACAAGAATATCTATCAGCTTCCTGCTGACCTGATTAACGTAGTTAAGTTAGACCCTGCAATACAATACAGAATCTATGGCGACAAGGTGTATGCCAATACATCTGGGCCTTTGTACGTTGATTACATAGCAAACGTGGCTGAAGGCGAATGGCCTGTCTACTTTGCTAAGATGATCGAGTACGCACTAGCAATGGACTTTGCGCCTTCTATCAGGGACAGTGCTGCATCAGCACAGGTTAACGCTGCTAAGTACGAGAACGCATCCCGTATGGCGCGTTACACTGACTCACAACAATACCCAACGGAGCCGCTTAGAAGCCAACCATTTATTAATGTGAGGTACTAATGGCTGAATCACAATTCCTGCAAGCCAGCTTTACTAGCGGTGAGCTATCGCCTCTACTAAAGGGCCGCACAGACCTTAATCAATACTATGCTGGTTTACAGACTGCTGAGAACGTAGTCATTGTGCCGCAGGGTGGTGTTAAAAGACGACCAGGCACAGAGCATATTGATGAGCCAGTTGCTCAGTTAGGGCCATACGTTACTGGTACGTTCACTGCCACAATGCCCAATGGCGGCACACCAGCCAATATAAACGACTTTGACCTTGCTACCGTAGGCCTGACTACCACTAACATTGGAACGTCCGGCACAGGCGCAACAGAGTACGTTGTAGCGCACTATGATATGAGCAGCACCACTAACGGTATACGCTTCATTGACGTGCAAGACATCAAACTGACCGTCGATAACACGGACACGGCCTACCTGAGAGTACAAACCAGCAGCAACAATACTGACTGGGCTACGCGAGGAACCATACAGATTAACTCTGGATACCAGTCCTTTAGAATTAAAGTGACTGATACTTTCTCGACACCGTATGTGCGTTTGGTGCGGCAGGGTGACACTGGTGACTTGGGCACTCAGAGAATAGAGCTGGCTGAGTTTAATGTGCTGTTTGAGACTACAGCAACCTCTGACGTTAAGACGTTTGACTTTAGTATTCAGTCTGACCGGCACTATCTCTGTGTAGCTACAGGTGGCGCAGACACTACTCCCTCATACGGCAACATGGCTTTCTACCGCATTCCGCATGCAGGCTCTACTGATACTGTATTCGTGGGCAATGTACCGCTGCCGTACAAGTCTAGCGAGATAGCTACGTTGCGTGACGCGCAAACAGAGAACGTCATGCTATTGTTCCACGAGGAACATCCATCAAAAAGAATTATCAACAGCGGCCACACCATAGTCTCTGGCAATGACAGTATATTCCAGATAGACAACATACCGTTTCTTAATGTGCCTCAATTTGACTATGATGACGCACTAAGTCCTATACCTGTAGACGAGATACAAACCCTAGAGCTAGATCACGGTAGTGGTCACAACTGGGAGATTGGTGACACGTTCCAGATAGATGTCGAGGGCGTATTAAGCAAAAACATCACGTTTGCTGGTGATAGCAACGCTGACCAACAATCTTCTACTGTGCATAACATTAGGCGCAACTTGCAAGAGATGCCTGTGTTTGGTGAAACGGGTGTTGATGTAGTCAGGACTGGGATACGCACATACAGAATTACTATTAGCGGCGAGTCTACAAAAGCATTCGAGCTGTTTAGCGGATTCCCC